CTATGCTGACTTTCGAACGTAAGTCAGCGTAATTACTAATTACCAATTATCAATTCCTTAACTTGAGGTGAATCATGTCGAATACTTCTGGTAAGCCGTCGAGAATCGTTTTACGTGGCGATTCGATGCGTAAAGAGGGTGCTGCAGGAGCTTCTATTACTCCTGGCAGTCTTGTAAAGCGTAATTCGAGTAATGCCTGGGTATTAGGGGCGGCCAACGATGAAATTGGGCCGATTTTTGCTGTTAACCCCGATTATCTTGGTAAAGATATCTCTACGGCAATTGCTAGTGGAGATCGTATGGTTACTTATCATGCAAATGCTGGTGATGAGGTTTATGCCTTAGTTCCTGCTGCGGCATCTGCAATTGTCATTGGGGATTTCCTTCAAGCAGGTGCTAGTGGTACCTTAATTAAGCGTACGAGTACGAATAAGATTCTCGCAATTGCACTTGAGGCTGTTGATAACAGCGGAGGTGGTTCTGCGGTTCGTATTCGTGCGGAAATTATGTAATTAGTGACTAACTGTAATTTAGGAGAAATCATGGACGGACTCGAATCGATTGTCATGAATTCTGGTCAAGCCCCGACCAGTTTTGGTTCTGTTGCGCAACGTTTGCTTGCAAGCAATTTTAATATCAATGCGTTACGTACGAATGACGTTCTTCGTAAGGAAGATTGGCTTTTGTACGATCGTACTATTGTTGATGTTGCTCGTACTGCGCTTGTTGGATACAAGGATCTTTTTGCTCAGGGTCTCTCGTTCCCGTTACCCAATGCTTTAGGAACGACAGTTGTTCAATGGGAACAACAATCCGATCTGACCGGTGCTGAACTGACGATGTCTGGTTTAGCTGCTGGTGAGAAGGATAATCTGGAATTTTCTCTGAACAATATTCCGATTCCTATTGCGTTTAAGGAATTTGCGATTAGCGCACGTATGCTTGCTGCACGTAATCGTACGGGTATGTCGCTCGATACGACTACTGCTGCAGTTGCTACTCGACGTGTTGCAGATCTGCTTGAATCCATCCTGTTTAAGGGTGCAAGTGTTACGGCAGGTGGTGGAACCATTTATGGTTATACCAATTTTCCGAATCGTAATACTGGTTCTGTAACGGCTGATTGGTCTTCTACGACTGGTGATAACATTCTTCTTGACGTCACTAGAATGATCTCCACGTTGAATGGAGATAATATGTATGGTCCTTACATGATTTACACACCTATTGCTGTGTACGTTAACATGTTAAAGGATCTGAAGACTAATAGTGATAAGTCTGTCATTCAACGTATATTAGAAGTTCCTGGAATCTTAGGTGTTCGTGCTACGAGTCAATTGACTGGTACGAATATTCTTATGGTTCAGATGACTTCTGATGTTGTCGACGTGATTGATGGTATTCAACCTACTCCTGTTATGTGGGAAACCCAAGGTGGGATGATGTTTAACTTTAAGGTGATTGCCATCTTGATTCCTCGCCTGAAGTCTGATTTCAATGGCAATTGTGGTATTGCTCACTATAGTTAATGTGTAAGGGGATTAATTTCCCCTTTATACTTAACTTAATCTGTAATTGGAGTCATCATGAGTGAGAATACTGAAGTTGAAACATTATTTCAATATCAGGTAGCTGCTGGTAAACATCAGATGCCAGATGGTTCTTTTGCTAGGAAAGGAGATATTGTTTCAATCACCAGAGAGTATGCTGAAAAATTCGTGAATAAGTTTAAAGCTGTCCTCGAACAAGTTGAAGCCGAAGTTGAAGCCGAAGTAGTAGAGGTTGTAGCGAAAGCTGTAACTAAGGCTTAATATGTCTCGTACAACATCTAGTGACGTAACTACCTTATTAGGAGAAGATCCGTCATTAGATGTTACACTTCCAATGAGATTAGCTACAAATCTTGTAGATGCTAATCTTGTTGGAGTTGGGTTAACTGATACACAGTTAACAGATATAGAGTTGTTTTTAGCTGCTCATTTTACACTATTGACCATTGAAAATGGTCCTTTGGCTTCAAAGAAACAAGGTGTTGCGTCTCAAGAACAATATCATAATGTATATAAAGCTGGACTTGCTTCGACAAGATTTGGACAATCTGCTATTACAATAGATATTACAGGTATATTAGCTCAATTATCTGCTAAAGCAGATAAACCAACATTAACAGCTCAATTTGAGGTTGTAGGAGATCCTACCGAACAAGATTCTCCATTTTGGGATGTACCTGATCCATATTGGTAATAAATGGCTGCTTTAAATAGAAAATTATCAGGTAAATGTACTTGGTGGAGTGTTACTCCTAATGGTACAGGAGGAGATTTATTTAATTCTCCTGTATTATGTAATTGCTTTTGGGAAGATGTGCAAATTAGATTTGCTAGTCAGTTAAACTCTAAAGAGACAGTAAGTAATGCTGTAATTATGATAGATCGTCCTGTCGCTGTTGGAGATTATTTAGCTGAAGGTGATTTTTCTAATCAACCTAGCCCCTCTACGGTTACAGGGGCTCATAAAATTCAAGCATATGAAAAGAATCCTGATTTACGTAGTTTAAATCCAGTATATAGAGCTGTACTTTAATGGCATCTAAAATACCGGATAAAGTTTATCCCAAACCGACACATCAAGCTCCTTTAGGAGGTAAGAGTGTAGGTTTAGGATTTGATTTTAAGCGTTTACCAGGTTCAGTATCTTGGGGTTCGCAAGCTTTTTGGAGAAAAGTTACAACTCAAGATGCTCGTTTAGCGATGGCTGATATTATAAAGAAGTATGAAGAGCTGATTAGAAAATTAAAAGCAGAAGCACCTATAGCTTGCGAGAATGCTTTACGTCCTGTTTTCAAAAAAGCACAATATTATACACCTGAAAAAACAGGTGCCTTATGGGAAAGTGGTGAGTTATATTCGGGAATAGATGAATCTGGACATCCTTACGCAAGAATTACATTTGGTAATGATGAAGCTTGGTATGCAGCGTTAGTACACGAATTCACATGGCTTCATCATGAGTCTCCTACAAGATCTAAATATTTACAAGCAGCGTTAGAAGAAGAATTACCTAACGCTCTTGATATTGCAGCTAAAACATTAGCAGGAACTATTTAATGAAAGATCCTGCAATTTCTGTTAAAGATATCCTTGTAGGATTAGGATATACGTTTGGTCAACAAACTGATTGGTCAATTTATATTGGACAATGGCCTGATTCTCCTAATAGAGCTATACTTATAAATTCTGTAGGGGGATTATCTCCTGAGCCAAATCTATTACTAAATTATCCTTCTGTTCAAATATTGACTCGAGGTAAACCTTCTGATTACATAACAGCTTCTGATACTATACAAACGATAGTTGCTAAATTATTAGGCATGAGTTCTGTAACAGTTAATAGTGATGTGTATAGAGGTTGTGTACAATTAGGAGATGTTGCTTATTTGGGTCAAGATGAAAATGCTAGACCTATATTAGTTTCAAATTTCAGGTTTTATGTAGAACCTGCGGCGGTTACGGGCGGTCACAGAGTTGCAATTTCTTAAAGGATGATGAATCATGGGCGCTAAGGTTATTTCTATTTCTGCTGATGATACTACGTATTATACTTTACCTGGTTCTACAGGTGATATGCAAAATCAAGCGGATAATTTAGAAGACACAGTTTTTGGATCGTCTTATAAGTCTATTCAACCTGGTGTTATCAACTGGCAAGTCACTGCAAACGCCTTCTATAAGGGTTATCCTGGTTATGTTTGCAGCGTTAAGAAGCCGAGTACTTCGACAACGATGACCGCTGAAGCATGTACTCTTGTTTCTGGTAAAACTTATCAGATAACTACTGCAGGTCACAGAATCACTGATAGATCGGAATCATTGATTGTATATGATAATGGAGTTGATCATACCGCAGATGTTTTATCGTATGATTATCTCTATGGTAAAGTAACTTTTAAGTCTGCTTATACTGTTACTGGTCCTGTTACTGTTACTGGTAAATATATCCCAACTGTTTCTCTTGGGAAATACACTAACTTTACTTTAACACAATCCGTTTCACCTATTAAGGCAAATGATCTTCCGACTTTAGCTGCTAATGGTGGTCTTGCAATTTTTCAAACAGGCGGTTTAAGAGAGGTTGCATTACAATTACCAGCAATTTACGCTGCAACTGATGGTTGGAATACCAATTTAATTGCACGTGCAGAATATATTCTTGAGATTAATCCTGATGGCTTAGGAAGCTCTGGTAGCTTGGCTAGAGGCTTCTTCAAGTTGATGGAAGATAAGCGATCTGGAGCAGTTGGCGCCTTAGAAGAGGAAATGATTAATTTCCACTTGGTGGTACCATTATCTGTGTCGTCCCAATTACCAGTTGCTTCGCCTTTTGCATGGCAACATTCTGGAAGTACTCCTATTCCTACAGCAGTAAAGATTCTTCTTGATGCATTTGAACAAGAAACATTAGTCTATGTCAAATACCTCGGTGATGGAACTAATGGTTATAAGGGTCAAGCTGTTGTTGCTAATATGTCATTAACGGGTGGTGAAAATTCGATTAATACCTTTAGTGTAACTTTACAAGGTAGCGGTGCATTAACAGCATTGCCGTGATAGTTGTTTTATTTGAACAAGAAATAAGCCGAGTAATCGGCTTTTTGTTCTATCTATATGATAGATTATTTACTTTTGATAGAAAGCCCTCAATCATGTCTACTATGCCCTCGTCTGCAATCCGTGATTCTCTTAGAGCTAAGATTTTCGGGATCAAAAGAGGATCTAAGATCATTGTTATTGGTGAAGAAGATGGTGTAAAATTCGAAGTAGAAGTTAGACAACCTCTTGCAGGAGATATGCTAGATCAAGTAGATTCAGGTTCTGCGAGAGAAAGAATGGCTCGCATGATGGTACAAACTGTATTTGTACCGGGAACAGATGAAAAGGTCTTCCAACCTGAAGATGCTGATGCTATAATGGATATGCCTGTTGGTGGTATCTATCAGAGCATTATTGACGCAATTACATCATTTGTTAGTGCTTCTAATCAGGTGACGTCAGCAAAAAACTCATCCGAAGTAACGCCCTCATAAGAATAATCTTAACGGTATGTCATGCTTAGGTAAAACTGAAGCTGAAATTAGGACTATGCCGTTAGATGAATTATTTCGTCATTACGTTTTTGTAGATTACCTAGAGAAAAGAGAATCACGTGGCAGGCCGCAACGTTGAACTCGGAACAGTAGGTTTTAATCTATTTGCGAATGACGATTCGCTAGATGCTAGTCTAGCGAAGCTTCGTACTTTTGGTGATGCTGTTGTTAAAGCAAGTCATGCTAATGACGAAGCAGGGCGAAAAGCATATCAGAGCATGGTGCGCGTTGAGCGCATCATGTCTTCTGTCTTTGATAAAGTAAGTGCATTAACCGACAAGATGAAACAAGTCGGTGTTGATGATGCACAAGTACGTAAATTAACTCAAGATTACGGAGCATTACTAGATGCAGCAGTTAAAGCATCTAGAGCTTTAGATCCTCATGAAGGTGTAAGAGCACAAGTAGGTTTATCCGCAGCAGTACAACAAGCTACAAGATCCTTGAAGGAAGAAGCTGATGCGATAGCATTAACAGAAGCTAAGCAAGCTGCTTTAGTTACAGCTTGGGAGCGGATGGCTAATCTGCAATCACGTTTTCGTGTTGCAGGTGCAGGTGAATCTAATTTAGTACAGTTTCAGAATGCATATAATAATCTTGCTCATGCAGTTGAAACTGACGTTAAAGGTGTAAATGATTTACGAGCAGCTCAACGTGCATATAATCAAGAATTAGGAGAATC